CCTCTACAATAGATTCTTTTTCTAATTCTCCAGAAACAGGCTTATTATCAGTAGCGATAGGATCACCATAATTATCTGTATCTCCAGTTATAGGTGTTTGTTCATCTATAATAGTTTCTTCTTCATTTATTGTTTCTTCAGTAACAGGAGTATTCATTTTAGCTGAAGCTTGTTCCATACTTAATCCTTCTTCATCCATTAATCTTTTCAATTCAATTTTATCTTCTTGACTTCCAGTAGAACCTTCAAAATTATTAACAGAATCTAAAATACCAGAACCTGATTCTTTATTTTCTGTAATTTGTTCTTTAGTTTCATCTTCTGGTAAACCAGCTGATTTATTTTTCAATAAATTTTGTTTTTCTAAATCTAATTGACCTTCTAATTCATTTCTTGATTTTTTTAATTCATCTAATGCTTTAAGTTTTGCAGTTTTTGTTGCTTCAATTTTATCTAATCTTTCTTGACCAGCAGTCATGTAATTAGATTTCATCATTTCATAATATGCAGAACCTTTTCCATATGATTTTTCAAATTGACTTCTATCTTTAATATTGCTTAATGCATCTCCAACTAAACCAGCACCAGCTTGTTTAGTCATCATTGCTTGAGTTAAATCATCTTCAAATTGTTGTCTATTAATCATTTCATCTTGTGTAGCTCCAGCATAAAACTCTGACCTATTAGCTCTTCTTGCAACTTGATCTTGTGCTGCAATATTTCTATAAGAATCTTGTAATTGTGTTTGCGCCCTACCTAAATTTCCTAATGCAACTCCAGCACTTCCACCAGCTAATCTTCTAATGTTCTTAACATCATAACCATATCCACGCTCTGCTATATTTTGTGCAAATGCTGTTTCTTCATCAGATAAACCTAAATTTCTACGTTGAGTTTTTTCAGCTTTAGCTAAATTATACATATCTCCTGTTTGATATTTAGGAATTTCTGTTTGAGCAGCAGCTAAACCAGCAATACCTCTACCTATATCTGAAGCATATCCAGCGTAATCTCTACCTTGTGAATCAGGAGCATAAGCACCTACAGTTTCTGGAGATTGACTTGCTAAATCAATAGATTCATTTAATCTATCAATTTCTGCTTGTATTTCTTTAGTTGATTTTTTAGGAATTTGTATTTCATTTGTTACTTCATCTACAACATAATCTGTAGAAGTTGATAAATCATCTAAATTAGGAGTTTCACCTAAATCAATATCATCTGTTTTTTGATAATCTGCTCCTTCATATTGTCCAGGTCCAGAAGAACTAAAACTTCTTGAAGAACCAGAACCAGAACCAGAACCAGAACCTGAGCGTATGCCTTTGTCTTTTTGTTCTTGTAAATATGTATTTAATACATCTCCACCAGTTCTTCCATCAGCAAACATTATATTTGGTAATGCTCTATCTAAAATATTATCAATTGTTGCTCCTTTTTCAGAATAACCTTGTTCTCCTTCTTTTAATTTTGCTCTATCAAATAAATAATAAAATTGATTTCTATCTTCTTCATAAACAGGAGATTTTGCACTTTCTCGTAATTTTTCTCTTATTGTATTTAATTCTTGAGAAGTTTTTTTATTTCCACTTCTAAATGAATCTACCAAAGATTGAGCTTCTTCAATTTCTTGTTGAGAAGGTCCATCTTCATCATTCATTTTCGATTTTAAATCTAAAAGATTATCTTCTGCTGTTTCAAGCATTTCTGCATTTCTTTTTTCTCTTTCAAATGTTTGATTTTCAACATAAGGAACAATTACTTTTGATTGATAAATTAATTTATCTCTTGCATATTTTTGAGGATTTTCAACTTCAAAACCATCTCCTAAATTTCTATATTTTAATATTTCTTTTAATTGTTCTTTAGAGTAAGCAAGAGCATCACGACCTTCCTCTATATTTTCTGCTTGATATTCATCAGCTAATTCTAAGCCAGCTTTATAAATTCCATCAACAAAATCATCTCCCATTTCTCTCATTCCTTTACCAACACCACCAGCATTTGATCTTTGATAATTAAATGGTAAGTTTTTTCCACCATTTAAAGTTCGTTGATAATCTTCAGAAGCTAATTCTGGGTTCCATGACAATTCAAACAATCTTCCTACTCCTTCTCCTTCAGAATCTCTTAAATAGGTTTTATTACCTATTTGCATTAATTTCTGTCTATTATCTCCTTGTTGATTTAATTGAAAAGGTTGAGCATAATAATTTTCATATTTACTATTTAAATCAGTTGAACCATCTGCAGATTTATTTAAAACAATAAATCCATCTTCTTTTAAACCAGCATCAGATAATACTTTTTTTGAAAATGGAGTATTTTTTTCTAAAAATACATTTGGTAAATTTTTTGTAGAAGCACCTTTAGAATAATCTTGCTCATAATCTGCATCTAAAACATTTAATAAAGTTTTTCCATAATCTGCTGCAGTTGCATATCCTGATTCACCCATAGCTTTTGCTTGAGCTTTAGGATCATTTCTTAATTCTCTTACTTTAGCGTATCTATCAGAATTAAATATATTTTTATAACCATCTAACGCTTCTTCAAAAGAATTATATTTTTTAAAAGGTTCTTTAACCTTAACTCTGTATTTACCATTTTTAGTTTTAAATGGTTGACCTACAATTCTATCTGCTCTTTTTGCAGCCCATTTTTTAGCTAATGCTTCAGTAGAAAATTCTTCTTCTGTTTGTAAAAGCATTGAATTATTATCTCCAACTTTACCTTTAACTCCAAACATTCCAGCAAAACCTCTATCTTTTTTTATAGTTTTTCCACCACCAGATTCAATCCATAACTGTGACATAGCAACTTGTGGGTGTATATCTGAATCTTTTAAAGCTTTTTGTACAGATGGAAAATAATTTTGATAAAACGTTTTTTTATCTAATCCTTTACCATATAAATCTTCATCAGGTTCTTTAAAATTTTGTTGATTTTTAAATTTAGTTTGTGATAGACCTAAATTATATATATCATCTTTTCTTTGTTTTTTAGCAGCTTTAACATCAGATTTAATAAAGTTTTCATATTCTCTTTGTAAACCAATATCATTATTAGCTGGATTACCATTAAAAATTCTATACTCTTCTGTTGTCATTTGAGAAGCAGACATATTAGCAAGTCTATTGTATTCTTTTTGTTTTTCAGGAGACCAATCAAAACCTGTTTCAATATCTTTAGCTGCTTTTATATCTTTTTCAATTGCATTTATGTCTTTTTGAATTTCAAGTATAGCTGATTGATAAGATGATTCATCTACAATTGTTTTAGCGAGTTTTGTATATCCTGCAGTACCACCAGAAACAAAAGACGCAAAAGATGCAACAGCATCTGTCCAATTGTTAGGTTTCTTCTTCTTTAATTCAGCTAATGCCGCTTTTTTTTCTTTTAATTTATCTCCTTCTGCCATTTTATAAATAATTAAATGTATCTAAATTTGTTTGACTTTTTAATTCTTCTGCTTTTTGATCTCCAGCTTTAGAAATATCTGAAGATAATCCTACCATTTGTATTCCACTTCCTATTGTTCCACCTAATGCACCTTTCAAAAATGTTTTCCCACCACTTACAGCAGCTTTTTCTGAAAATTCAAATAATACGTTACCTGAATCATCTAATGCTTGTTTACCATTAACTGTGTAACCTTCTGTTTCCATGCGTTGTTTCCATTCATTATAACTTTTATCTGCTAATTCATCTGCTAATTTAGAAGCTTCAGATTTTAATTTATCTTTACTTAACCCTAATTCTTCCATTAATTTCTCTCTTTTAGCTTTTCCCTCTTCTGAATTTATATCTACACCCAATTTAAAAAGCATACCATCTATTTTAGACATTTCTTTAGCTTCACCTGGAGCTCCTGAAGAACCCATTTTAGACCAATCAGCAGAACTATAACTACCTAATTTAGACATATTAGAACCTTCTGATGTAGCTAAATCAGTAGCAATATCAGCTCCTTCTCCCACAGCCTCTCCACCCATATCTCCCCCTCCAAAACCTAATCCAGATAATGTTTTAGCTAAATTTAAAGCAAATGCTAATTTTGCACCACCAGCCGCTTGTCTTTCATTTTGTGTAGATTGAATAACTTTTTTAGTATCAGAACCTTCACCAGCTAATCCAGCAGCTATTCTATTATTTATTCCAGTAGATGGAGATAAAAAATTCTTTGTCTTACCCCACCAGTTTTGTGTTCCATCTGGTTTATAACCCATTAAATTTAAAAGAGCCCTATTTTTACCCATTTTAAAATCAACCTGTTCCCCTTGCCTACCTAATTCTTGTGTTTGTGTAAATACTGCCATTATCTTGGATTTGAAAGTCTGTAATTAATTGAAATACTTGTAATTCTTGTTTTATCAAATGTTAAAGATGAAAATTTTAATATTGTAGTTAAATGCTTACCTCTCATTCTATAACCTTGTGTTTCAGTTCTTAAAGGCATTCTTAAAATATCTTCTCTATATTCTTTTCTTGTATCACTTAAAACATTGTAAAATTCGTAATTTGTTTCAGTAAACATGTGCATTGAAACTAATGAATCATTAATATCATATGTAGCATTACCTAAAAAATTATCAAACACTTTTGTCATAGATGCATTTTCATTAAAAATAGGTTCAAAAATTGATCCTTCTATAACATTAGAATATCTACCTATATCTCCTAAACCATCAACATATATTTGATTAGAAATATTAGTATCATAAACTAATACATAAGTTTTATTTTTAATATAAAAATTTGCATTATAACTATAAAATGTATTAAAATAATCTCCTGATTCATTATATCCTAAAACATTATATTTTTTATATAACAAAGATGCTAATGTTACACCTGTAAATTCCCAATCATCATTTAAAGAGTTTCTGAAAATTTTAATAGTATTACCACTTGTTAAATTTGTAATTAATGTTGTTCCAGTATTATCAACTTGATTAACATTTATCGGATTAACACCATTATTATATAAGTAAAAAGCAAGTAGATTGTTAGAACCAAACGCTGTGTTATTTTTAATTACATTAAGATTTACTGCTGTTGAATTAATAAATTCAAATAAATCTAAATTATCTAATTCATAGTAATTTTCTTTAGATATAGAATCTGTAATATAAATATCGTCTTTTAATGTTATTGTTCTATTTCTAATAAAAGAAAATAATGCTTCATTATTATTAAAATCGTAAACCCCTGTTATTCCAAAACCGTCAACTGGAGTATCTTTATTTTCATAATATTTAAATTCATTAACTGCGAATTGATGCATTCCTCTTGCATCAGATAAGTTTATAAAACCATCTTGTGCAAATCTGCATATTTTTCTATTGTTAACATCTACCCAATAAAAAGCTTTTCCAGAACTAAATAAACTCCATTGATGTTGATTACCAAATTCAGTATTTACATAATCTACACCATCTAATTTTTCTCCTATACCTGTTGTTAAAGACCCTTGATTTGCAGATTCAACTAATGCTCTATCTGAAGCTCTTAATCTTCCTAATGCACTTTCTTGTAAAGAATATATAGCATTAAATAAAAACATACTACTTGTTATAGAACCATATTCTCCATTTAAATCTCTAAAATCATTAACTAAAAACACTCTCCATGAATCCACTTCATCTCCATAAAATTTACTTTGTGAATATCTCCAACGTACAGGAAAATTACTATTAAATTGAAATCTTAAAGGTTTAGCACTATATAGCATTACAGTTTCTTGATAGAATAAAACAGCATTGATATTAAACTCTTCTAATAATTGTTTAATTTCTCCTGACTGTTCTGTATGAAATATTCCATCCGGCCAATCTGTACCACCTAATTCATATTCATATTGTGGTCTAATTCCAACACTTGGATATATTGGTCCTTCTTGAGATGGTGCTAATCTCATTGGATGATGTACTCTACTTTCTAAAGGAAATATTTCACCAATTGCTGTATCAAATGGGTCATTATTCCAATTTGCAGGATCTTTAAATCTTCCATAAACTCTAACAAAACCAAAATAATCTAATACACAATCTCCACCCCAAACCTCAACATCATCAAAAATATCATTTAAAGGCATTCCTTGTGTATCAAACAATGGGTTATTAACTGGTTGAAAATGTCCTGTGCTAAAAAATATTGTAGTTTCTAATGAAGATATATTTAATCCACCATAAGGATTATTGTTTGGTCTTTTATAATTACAAACCCAAGAACCTTGATGTTGTGTGCCATTAGGTAATAAAAATGGAGAATAAGAAACTTTAGGTATTCCAGAAGGTTGAAAATTACCATGTTTTACAAACATAGTAAACATTCCATCTCCAACATGGTCAGGCATAGGAGCTCCATTTTCACTATAACCCATAGTACCACCCTTACTAAATATTACTTCATTTTTTAAATCTAATATACCATCATAATTATCTTTAGATTCTCCTAACCCTAATGGTATTATTTCTGTTACTTCTGCTTCACTTAAATATACAGGATAAGGTTCTACAGCTGTTTGATGATAATTTTCTTTTGTACTATATAATTTTCTTACTTGACACCTTCCTCTTGTTGGTGATGTATGTGGTTCTTCCCAAGTAAAGTATTGATTAGCTTCTGCATTTTCAGAACCATATAAATCTGAATTTGGTAATTGCCAAGCTCCACTTATCATTGTCAATCTATCTGATGTTTGTGCTATTGGTAATTGAGCATATTCAAACATATAATCAGGCATATATAATACACTTAAATTTGGTCTTACTAAATAATGATTAGTATTTCCAGCTGTAGCAGTTGCTTGATTTACTCCTTGTTCCATTTCACCAAAATCTAAAATAACATCGCCTGTATTAGATGCTGCAGTAGGTGGTAAAGCTGTACTTAAATCTTGCCATTTTTGAACCCCAAAAGGCATTGGTCTTGAATTATCATCTTGCCTTGTGCAAGACATTAATAAACCTTGACCTAAAATTTCATTATCACAAGATGCTCTTACTATCATAAAACCACTAATTTGATTTTTTATAGTAGTTATATCAATACCATGAAATTTTAATCCTAAAACTCTTATAAATGAATCTTGTGCAAATGAAGCACTTACACCATCTACTAAATCATCATCTAATATTGCTCCAAATGTTGTAGTTGTCCATGATTTTTCTGTTAATGCTACTGTAGCTACTGGTACAACGGTATCATCTTCTTTTACTCTATTAGCTGTATAAACATCTGAAGATTGTTGAGGTAATTTTACATCACATAAATGATAAACAAAACTTTGAAAACCTAATTTGTCAAAAAACACAATACCAAATCTATATGTTTCTCCTCTAAAATAACCTTTAGTTAAATGAGATACTTGTGTGCCTTTATAATTAATATAATCTTCTTTTATATCATAATCTTCAGTACCACCAACACCGCTATGTAAAGATTTTATAATTTTTTCTGATGGATAAACATCATTTAACATTACAGGTGGAACTGATAAACCAGAAGAACCAGCTACATATGAATCTCTACCATCTTGAAAAAATGGATCAATGTTTTTTTGGTCAGAACGCATATCTCTAAAATATGCTTCAACTTGTAAATTTTGTAAAACTAATTCTGTATCAACATCAAAAGAAGATTCAACTATATTACCATAATATAAAGTAGTATCTTTTATATTTAATGTTTTAGCTTTTCTTATACCTTGATAAAAAGCTGGTATTTCTTCAATTAATAAAACCTCTCCATCATTAGAACGATGTGTAAATGTCATTGTATTAGAAGATATTTCAACTATACTAAAAATATTAGCTTCAGTTGGAGTGCTATCAGTAGTTAAAAATACATATGCTACTTCTATTTCATCAAATCTTAAATCTATACCTTTTACTTCTAATTCAATAGCTTTAGCAGTATCTAAACCGCTTGATTCCATTTCATATTCCCATGGATTTAATGTGCTTACATTATCTGTAGTTACAAAAACTGGTCTTGTTAATGGATACCATGGTGTACGATAACCTACTTTAGATGCTAATCTATAAGTGTATTGATATTGTCCTGATAATAAATTTCCTTGACCGACAATAGTTCTTATGTATTTTATAAGTCCTAAATTTATTTCACTTTGAGAATTTATACTATGTACTGATGTAGTAACTGCAGAATAAGAATTAACATCATTTTTAGGTAATAAATTATCATATTTAAATGTAAATACTCTTGGTTGATTACTATCATTAGCAACACCATCAACAAAATATATTCTTAAAATATTATCTGTTTCATATACAAATCTTGCTTCAATTTGATTATGAAGATGTAAATCTAATAAATCTCCATTAGGATCATTTGCATCATTAAATAATGTTTTATATTCACCAATACCATTATTATCTGTGATAAATAATCCTATTTCACTAAAGTTATTTGTTTGAGATTTAGATATTAATACAATTAAATTATCTTGTCCAGCATAACCTAAAGGAGAATAACTGGATAAATCTAATCCATTATTAGGTTCAATTTGAAAAGAATCTTTTTGTCCATTTGGTCTTTCCCATGAAAATGTACCGTCTTTATTAAAAACAAGTCTACCATTTAAGGAATAACGATATGAAGATTTAGATTGATTTAATTTATCAACATCTAATCTCATTCCATCTTGAAAAGTATTTGTAGATCTTTCTGGCATTAAAAATAATTTTTATTTTGTAATGGTAATATTTGAGCCCACATATTATTTAATTGCCTTAATTTTTGTCCATCAGGCATTTCATCATCTCCACGAGCTTGACCACAAAGCCAAAACCACCTTGCTTGCATTTCTTTGTAAACACCACCAGGTAATTTGCCATTATAAAAATCTCTTGCTTTATACATATACATTAAATAATGCGTAACAGCATCTTCATGTACTGTAGATATTAACGGCCACCCATCTTTATCTAAATCAACTCCTAAATATGCAAGACCTAATTTTTCATTATTCATTACATTAAAATAGATATATCCATTTTCAATAGAAAATTTATTATCATTAACTGAATATCCAGATTGTGGTTGACCCCACATATTAATAGCATTACTATGTTGAGATTGATTTCCTGTATTTAAATCAGCTGCAGCTAAATTAGCTAAATTAGGTGATGTTCTTCTTATAGTTCCATTAGATGTAGTTACTGATGTTTCACAATCAGAAGGTAATCTTCTATTTTGCAAAATAGCAACTTCAATTTTACCTAAAATACTATCAGTAAATGGCGTAATTAATAAACTTGTAAAGTTATCATTAGCAGTAATGTTTAAAACTGGACCAGAAGATATAACTGTATATCCTAAATTAGAAACAGCCATTATTACATTTGCAAAATTTGTAGCTATTGTACTTAATGTATCACCAACTTGTATAGTGTAATTAAACGTATTTATAGTTACTGTTCCGTTTCTATTATTATTTATTGTTAATTGTACAATTTCTCCTAATACATATGTACCTGAAAACTCTACACTTAATACATTTGGTACACCTGGATCATGTGGTTGTAAATTCCCACTAATAAATCTTCTTTCTTCTCCTTCTTGTAATCCTTGTGTCGCTCCTTTACTAAATATTTTAAAGTCTTGCAATGAATAATCGAGTATCTCATTTCCTTTTTTTAATGCAATTAACGAAATATAATTGTCAGGTAAGCAAGCTCTTCTATCTTTAACATCTATTTCACATTCAAATCTTTTATATGATGATTGACTACCTATTTTAAGTTCTGCATCTACAGCCCAACGAGCAAAATCATCAATAACATTATTAACATTTCGAATACCTAAATTGCCAATAACGTTACCTATTATTGTTTGTATTGATACTTTAGTTGAGCTCATATTATTTTATTTTATGAATATAAGAATTTGTAGCATATTTACCATAACGTAATAAACTATAATCAGGAAAATCCATTTCTTTTTCAGTTACTTGTTTAAATAGTAATGACTTCCATTTTTTAGAAGGTCTAAATCTATAATGTCGATATTTTTTTGGAGAATCCCAAAATATAAAATAAAAAAATCCATCCGTTTTATTGATATCTAACTCAATTTTTTCACGAATTGTTTTTCCGTTAATTTTTTTAAAAGAAAATGTACTTGGATTATATCTTGTACATAAAGTTTTTACAGCCCTCAGAAAGCCGAATTTGTTTAATAATGGATAAGAAAATCCATTTAAAATTTCAATGAAAATTAATTTAAAATAAGTGCGTACAATATCACCATATAGTCTATAACCTATATTCCTAACATTAGTGTAGCTTTTAGGTAATTCTGAAATATCTTTGTTTACCTCTTCTTTTGTCCTTAAATATATTCCATACAAAGTTAAAGCTCCATCATTGTCCTTCTGGCTGATAGTTTTGTCTTGCATTATTTAATTCGTCATTGACGCTATTAAGTGTAATGTTTAATTCATTTTGTAATATTCCTTGTGTAATAGGCTCATACATACGCATTGGTATTGGATAAGTATCTATATTATCATCATAACAAATTTTATCACACCCAGGTACTGTGTATGTAAAAGCTTTAGTAGGATCTTCAAAAACACCTCTAACATTTATGTATTTTAATTCACTATTACTTTGTTTAGTGATTATATACAATTTATTGTTAATTAAATATGCTCTATGAAATTTATTACCAAACCTTGTTTGTCTTTTGTAAAATGATGTATCAGGATAATCTAATACAATAGGAGTTTGTTTGTCAATTAAACCAATAAAGATTAATCCTCTATTATTAGGTAAATCAACTAATTTTGGAATTTCAACTTTTAAAACATTGCAACCCCATTCAATACATTCTGGACAATCAGAATCTGCTTTATCAACTTCAGTAACAGGAACAACACCTAAGTCTTGTATTAACTGAGGGTCAATCATTTTACCAGCAAATGTTAAATCATGAATTAATTTAGCTCTATAGCCTTTAATCCAAAATTTAATCATATCGATTTTTAATCTTTCATCATCAGCATCACTTTGTCCAGCTCTACCAATGTTTCTGATATTATATGCAAATTCATTTAATGTTGCCATACTAATATTATAAAGAGAGCTAACTTATGTCAGCTCTCATAATTTATAACTATTCTTACTTTTTAAAGAGCGTCAATCTCCGCTTTTAAAGCAGCAGCTCCACCACTACCAGTAGCACTAAAGAAAACAATTTCTATAGATTTTCTACCAGCCATATCAATAAATGGTTGAGGAGTTGTTGGTCTGTATTCAAATCTGTACGTATCATATGTAGCAGAAAGTATTTCATCAGCTGGAATACCTTTTGCTTCTAAATCAGCCGGTTGCCCTTCTGATAATACACCATTTGCTCTTACTGCACCTATTATACCAGAAGCAGAGTTAGTGAACACAGTTGCGTTCATTGAATCTTTTTCTACTGATTTAGCTACTACAGTAATTACACCTAATAAAAAAGAAGAAGTGTAAGGACACTCAGTTGATGCTCCATCAAGAGCAATTTGGTTACTTAAATCTTCTGCTATATCTGCAACAGCTGTAAAACCAGGTTGTACAGTTACAGAATAACTTTTTCTCCAAAGTTGTCTTGATGTATCATTACTAACTAATGTAATTCTTACATCATCTCCAACAGCATATGTTCCAGCAAGAGTAATTACTTCCTGAGCAGCAGTACCAGCATTTTGAGCTATAACAGCCATGGTAGTTGCTTGACCAGCAAGTGAACTTGCAGGAACTTTAAATGATGGAGTGATGTCTATAACACCTGCCGTATTTGCCGGCGAGTGTGTTTCAGCGTTAAACGCTATGTAGGATCTACCTATTTCCATTTTTTTAAATATTAAATATTAATTTTTACTTTATTTCCAAGTCATTGAACTTCTACGTCTTGTTTTCTTTCTGCCAACTTCAACTTTTTTTTCTTCTAAAGGCTTTTTACTAACTTTCATCTCTTTGAGAATCTTGTCAATTAATTCAGCTTTTTTAAAAGATTTATAACTTGAAATTTTCATTTTTGAAGCCATTTTGTGAAGCTCACTAACCTTTAATTTTTCTAAATCTTCTTTCATGATTTTAAATTTTATTGTCCTTGTTGTTGTATTTCATTTAATTGAACTTGATAATTCGGATCTTGTACTGTCATCATCATTTTTCTAACTGCTATATTAACTATTTCTTCATGTGTACCATCAGGTAATTCAGAATTAGTTGGAACAGTTATGCTAACATCAATAGGCATTTTTAAATATGCTAATTGAATTTGATTAGGCACTGAATCAGAATGTATTTCAATAATGTTATTTACACCATCATTATATTGAGTATAACCTACAT